TGTTCTAATACCAAATAGATTATTACCTTCGGTTGCAAATCTACTTGTACCCCAGCCAGACTCTAACGCTGCCTGACCTATAATCATTTCATAAGGCACTCTTAAATGTTTAGGTGTAGTAAAATTGATATAGTTAATACACTTATGCATTGCCCTAATAAATTGAGTATCATTATTAAATGTAAATTCAGGTTCTTGTAGATCCATTTCTTTAATTTTATTTACATAAAATTCATCTAGTTCACTATTTACTTTTTCTACTGCACTTTTATTAGGATAAAATGTACCCCAACCATATGCAATCAATCCAAATATACTTAAAGCAAATATAACTTTAGTATAAAACCAAGATTTGTCTAAGGCATTTTGCCATTGTTGTCTATTAGGCAATTTGACCTGCCTTGATAACACTTCTGATATCTTTAATTGTTTTCTTTTTATCTATGTTAAGAACATACCACTTAAATCTAACCATATGTTCGTTAGATGGACCAACATATTCAATATCGTATTTTCTTTGAAAAGTTAATAAACCTTTTAGATATAAACTTACAATATCGTTTAGGTTCTTTTCGCTTTGTTCTTTAGGTATTGTAGGTGTCTTAAATTGACCTTTACCTTTTACTAATAGACTTAATATTTCTTTTTGTTTTGCACTTAATTTCATAATGTATTATCCTTTTAAGTTTTTTAAATCTTGTATTGATTTTTGTGCTTCGTTTAGTTCTTCTTCTTTTTTAGTTGTATTTGCTAATAACAAAACCACGACTAAAATTGATATAATTAAAGTCATAGAGCCAATAGCAAATATAAGTCCGTGTGTCAAATCAAACATTAAGCAACTCTCGGTTCTAACATTGACATAGACACTCTATATATTCTACCACTCAAATCAACTAGACACTTTGATTGCATTATCTTTGTAATCACACCAGGTGTCTTTTTAGTTTTCTGTACTACATTGACTTTTGTACCAATTACAAATTGTCTTTTCATTTTGTTTTGTACAAGGGTATCAATTAAAACTTTTGTATCTTGTAATTGAACAATTGATAGTTCGTTTAGGTCTTTCATAGTAATCATAATGTATCCTTATTGTTGTAGTTGTAGTTTGTAGTTGTTAATAATTTTATTAATAGCATTCTTCATATTGATATCAATCATCTTTGTAAGAGTACTATCAACTTCAATTTCTTCTTTGATCTTTTTGTTGATCTTACTAATTTGACTATAAGCAATGTTTCTAACTATAGCAAGTGACATATTATTCATAATGTTTTCCTTTGTTTTGTTGTTCATATACTATTAGCTTATCGGAAAACAACGCAAAAGTCAAGCACTATTTAAATAAAAAAACCCTTGTAAATCAAGACTTATTGAAATACAAGGGTTTCTAAATGAGAACAAAGCGTGAACAAAAATTAGTTTTTCATAAAACTATCGTTCCAGTTAAATGCTTCTTTAACTAGATTCGCTGTAAAACCTTTGTACTTATTATTTATTTTTTTGTTTACAACTGCAATTAAGAATTCTGCTTCTTCAGCAGATAGCCCTTCTAGCATTTGTATGAAAGTGGTTTCTCTTTTATTTTGTGATAAAGTATTATCACCACCTTTTGTAAAAAGATATAACCTTTTTGCTTCTTGACTTAAAATTGTATGATCTGTACCTATTGGTGCGTCATTAACTTTGTATGGCACATCACCTTTAGGTAATAACCAATCTATATTAGGATCAAATGCACCTTTTAAAACCTGTCTTAAAGCTACAGAATCGTGATCTTGTAATACTTTTAATTTTCTAGGTTTATCTTTTGCATTGTTTATCTTTGTAGCAATCTCACTCATCAAAGGTGGTACTGCTCTACCTGAATCTTGTAGTGCCTGCATACCTCTTTTACTTGCCAATGCTGGGTGTGATGTTCTTTGTGGAGCAACTTGTTCAATTTGTTGCTGTTGTTCTTGTGTTTGTTGTTTTACCATATCGGGATTTGCAATAGTCCCATCTGGATTTCTTCTAATTATAACCATTTTTTTCTCCTTAACAGTTCTTTTGAGTCTTAAAATTCATCTATTGACTCAATTAAAGTTTTAAGTTTTTTGTTTATAAAATAACCTAGAATTTTATCTCTAGTTGCTACTTCAAAATTTTCAAACTCACGATTTATTTTGTCTTCTAATTCTTTAGGAACACAATTTAAATCTATTAATGTTTTATTTCTTTCATAATTTCTTTGTTCTTCTTCATTCAAGGTAGGTACGATCTCATTGCACCATGCCTCAATCTTCTTTTTACTTAAAGGTCTTTGTCTTCTACCTTCAATAAAAACATTATCGTCTGATAGAACATTAGGTATGCCATCGCTTCTATCACCTTTTAGTATATGCTCTCTAATATATAGACTTGGGTTTTCACCTTGACCTACAAACTTGTTAAGCACAGGATTGTATTGTTTTATTCTTGCATTATGTAATTGTATAAAGTCTTTATCACCACTTAATATTAGTATCTTTTCTTTTACTCGTCTTGTTAGAACAGCAATAATATCATCTGCCTCAGCTGTTTCTAATTCTATCACCTTATAAGGTAAGAATGTTTTAATTTCGTTTTTAACTTGGGATAGAATATCAAATATCATTGCCCAATCATGTTCAGACTTTTCTCTATTTGCTTTTCTACCTGCCTTGTAGTTAGGAAATGCTTTTTTTCGCCATACATTACCACTATCACAAGCAATTACCATTTCGCCATATTCTTTTCTAAACTTCTTATTATGACCTCTTAAACTATTTAGTACCATGTGGCGTACAAGGTCTTCGCTTAGTTCTAGGTTATCTCTATTGATCGTAACCATAAGGTTTGAGATCATTATTTGGTTTATATCAACGATAATCATAATACATTATAACACATTTTAATCTATTTGTCAACCTTTGGCTTAGTCACAAATACCTTACTATAATTCATATCGGTAACTTTTTTACCATCAGGTAATACACTTATCTTTGCTAAAGCATCCGTTATGGTCTGCATTGGGTGTTTCTGTTTAAAATCTCTCTTGATTAAACTCTTAATACTTTCTATCACAACTGCTAAATCTCTCAAAAAAGTTTCATTCTTCATCACAATGGCGTTCTCTTGTAGCACATGAATAAAATCTAGGGTAAACTCCTCAACTAACTGTTCAATAAATATATCTTCTTTTATCTTTTTAGTTTGTTCTTCTGTTTGTTTTATTTTAGGTTTTTTTACCTTGTGAGCAGGAAACATTACTATGTTGCCCATGGACTATATCCTTTCTCAGCGGCTTGTTCGTCATCTTCGCCTATCAATTGAGTTACCTCTGGCACATAATGTTTAAGCATTCTTTCAACACCCTCGTGTAAGGTTTGTTTACTCATGGCACAACCTGAACAGGCACCAGCCATTTCTAATCTAACAATACCTTTGTCGTATGATAAAAAATTAATCATACCACCATGCATTGCTACATTATCTTTAACATTCTTTTCTAATACTGATTTAATGTCTTTGATAATTTCTTCATCACTTCTATCCATTATTTCCTTTTTCTCTTATCAAGTTCTCTATGTATCCATTTCACTGCCTGATATGAAGTAGGTGCTCTATTCACCATTCCTCTAATTCTCTTATGTACAGTAGGATTTACATCTTGAGCAACTTCATTATTATCAACAACTACAAAATTTCTTACACCAAATATTCTTTGTAGTCTACCCATATTCTTTTGTATCTGTTTATGACTATTAATTACAACTGCGTCTGGCAACACTCTAGGTCTTGTCTTATTTCGTTCTAAAGCGACTTCTAGCGATGTATTAACAAATACCATATGTATATCATAACCTATTGTTCTTAAATTCTGTGCTTCTTGTTGTATTTTTTCAACATCCCTTGCTGTACTGTCTATGATAATTCCTAGTCTACCTTCAAGAGCTAAACCTAACTGCATACCTGCAACTTGTTTTGCCTTTGTTCTTATCTTATCTCTTTTGATAATTTCTTTTTCATCATGTGTGGCAAAGTCTAATGACATCTTTTCTTTTTTTAATTTACTAGCAAAAGCGTTGTCACTATTAATTACTTTCAATCCCATACCAGACAATGCTCTTGCTGATACCCAAGATTTACCTGCACCTGGACCACCTGCTAAAAAGAAAGCCTTAAATATAGAAGGATCATAGACACCTTCAGTAATGTATTGCTGAAATTTTCTCATACTACTATTTATGTGTAATTAGATTAGTGGGTTTAGATATAGGCATACCTTGTCTATTGAACCATCTATTATCTGCGGTCACATAGACATATGATAGTGTGTTGTCTGATAGTTTAATTGATTTCTTATCAATTCTACCTTTGTATGTACTACCGTTTTTCTGTATTAATATCAATTGTTTATAGATATTTCCATAGATCCTATCAAAGGCAACAAACTTCGTATCGCTGTTGTCGTTGTAGATTCTATTAGTTTCAGGTATAGTATTAGACAATTTCGCCTTTGAAATTAACTTTACCTTTTTCTACAAAATATTCTACCAATTGATTGTAACCACCTATAAGTTCACCATCTATCTGTATCTGTGGCATAGTTCTAACTTGTTTACCTACTGCCTCGTACAGTTCTTCAGGTGTATTGAAGTCCTTACCGAACATCTTTTCCTCATAAGTCAACCCAAGGCCTTTAACCAAGGCCTTCGATTTAACACAAAAGGTACAATTTGGTTTACTGTATATTGTTATTGTCATATTTTAGTTTTCTATTGTTTTAATGCCATCTGGATTAGATATGTCTTCTGTCATAATCTTATCGATTGCATTTTTAGCAAGAGTATCTACATCAACTGGACTAATAGAGTTTTTAGCAATGTATTCAGCAAGCATATTTGCGTCACCAACACCCATTTTCAAACCAATATAAACTCTATATTCGCCATCTGGTGTTTCGTAAACTGCTTTCTCCCAAGATTCATAACCTTGGATCATTGTTTCTCTAACAACATTAACGATTACCTCTTCGACTTTAGATACAACTTCTTTATTACCTTCTTGTCCTACTTCAGTAATATATAAGTCTGTTCTCTTGTTCATCTGACCTCTTAACTTGTCAGCAAGTTCAGCCTTTGCAATCATCATTGCCTTCTCA